TGAAGGTGATCGCTTTGGACAGAAGCGTCATCCTGGTCTTGCGGTTCATGGCCCAGAAGGTCCCGCCGATGCTGTAGTTGGGTTTTGCTACGCCCAGGTTGAGTATTAGGGTCGCGAAAAACTGTTCCGGCGTCATACCAGTTGGGTTAAAATTGAGCAAGTTGGTTTCATGCAGATCAACCCAAGCCGGCGCGTTTGCTCCCCAGTCGTTCGGCTGCGCGATCTGGGCAAGCCTGGTAGCGATACCCAAAGGCATCTTGGTGCCGGTGCCGTAGAGGATTGCCTTGTCAACGCCTAGCCCGATGGCCTGCCCAAGTGCATCCAAAATCTCGTTAGCGAGATTCAAGTCACTGTCCTCAAGGATAGCATTGGGAATAGGAATGAACCCGCCGACTTTGTACCCGTCAACCTCGACCTGGTTGAACGACAAAGCCAGTTCGTTGAGCTGGCCGATTGCCTCAGTCCAGATTCCTTCTGGAACGGCACCCATGATGTTCTGGCGTGCCTTCCCGCCTACGGTCTTGACCCGGACTTTGGTAATGAGCTTACTGTAGCGGTACAGGTTGTCGCGAAGTAGGTCCAACATTACATCTGGAATCGTCAGTTTTGCACCGGTCACAGCACGCTTCTCACCCATCATGCTCCGCACACGAGTAAGAAAATCTTTAACATCTTCGCGATTAATGAAGCTTTCAACTTCGCTTCTGTTCATGCCTGCAAAAAATCCTCTTTTCATTCGTATCTCTCCCCCTTGAAATTGGCTTCTCTCCGCGCTTTGGGCCGGAGGATTGTTTTTTATTGGATCTTTGCTGTTGAGCTGTTCAAGCTCGCTTTCCAGCTCAGCAATTTCACCTTCCAGCTTGGTCTTTTTCTCGGTTAGCTCAGCTTTTTCGGCCTCAATCTTACTGACCTCTTCCTCAATCGCTGCGATTTCTTCATCGGTTTGAGCCTCTGCCAGCGCTGCTTCTATTTGTTCAGCCCTGGTTTCTAGTCCCCTTTCCTGTTCCTCCAACTCTGCCAATAAAGCTTTTCTTTGCTCAATCTTCTTGGCTATCATTAATTGTTTAAGCATCCTTTTAACCTCTCTTTCAAATGGTTTTTTCGTTGTTCCAGTTGCCGTTGCCGGTACTGGTCAACTTCGGCTTTCCTTGCCTGTACCCCGGTTTCTTCATAAGCCGGGAAAGTACAGATAGAAACCTCGTGCAAGTCAATCTCCTGGATGGTCCACTTGACCGTGCCATCCTCTCTCCAATCTGTTACCTCCTTGAGAATGTTAAAGCCAAAACTGCACTGGTCAACATCCCCGCGTTTCACGCGTTCATAAGCATTCACGGCATCAGTGTCGTTCGGGTTAATCTTGACCCGGCCCCATAATCCATGACTATCGGCTTTGAGTTCCAACGTGCCCGACTTGTTCCTGCCCAACACTAAGGTTGTATCGTGGTTTATTAATGCCCGGATATCATTCCCCAGGGTATTATCAAATGCCCCGGGTGCTATTTCTTCAAACGCGCCAGGCCAGAGCTCCGTTTGTCGATTGAATACCGCGAAATATCCCTCAATAAACATATCCTGACTATCTGGCTCAGCGCGGGTTTTGAGTTCTGTTTGCAGGCTTCGGGTTTGCCTAATCTTCCTGTCCATCGTCGTCACCCCCTTGGATAAGTTTCTTCTGGTCGCCAATCATACCAAGCGGTATATAGTTTTCAAGGATAACCAACTCGGACAATCCTTCTTTCGGCGACATGCCCAACCAGTCTCTTACTTCATTCCCGGTCATAATGCCGCGGACATACATATTGGCTCCCACATCGGCAAGCTCTTTTATGTCGTAGGCATACAAGCTCCTGGGATTGAATTTAAAATACAGGTCCGGGCTCCAAAGTAGCTTCCTGGTCAGTTCCTGCTCTATGCTCTTAGCAAGCGGCAAGATAGTGGAGTTAATGAAATTGTTGTACTCATCTTTGCTGTAACCTCCAACACCCAAGAAGAAAGCAGGCACTCCAAATATGCCCGCCACGGTCTTTTTATCAATCTCGACCGCTTCGTTGATAGCAATGTCTTGCAATGAAAGCGGCTTCACCTGCTCCACTTCCAGCAGCTCTGCTGGAATGATCCATGGCTGCCCTGCTTCGCTGGACTCCAGATATTTCTGATACACCCCTTCCCGGCCTTCTTCGCTTGCCAGTTCG